ATGGCGACCGGCTCGAGCTGGGGCGGCACGATCAGTTTCCGCGCACGCGCAAAAACCTTCAGGCCCGCTTGATCGCGGAAATTGGTGCGGACGGCGATCATGCTGTTGAGCAATGTCGCTTCGCCGATGTCCACCTGCACCGCCGGAGTGTTGGAGACCGTGGTGCCATCGATCGGGTGCGCGTTGGAGCACAGCGGCTGACCGTCGCCGCCAATATTGGCGTTGTAGGTCGTCGCGGTGTTCAGCACGTTTGCGCCGTAGATTTCCTTGGTCTGCTGAAATGACTCGATCAGGCCGAGGTTTGATGGATGGAATTGGGTCTTGTAGAGGTTGTCGTCGATGGCCTTGCGGGTCATCGCGTAGCCGAGACCGATTTCGGCGTGCTCCTGATTGTAGACGTAACGCTCACCGGCGCCATTGTCGAATGAAGTCTGGCCGCCTTCAGTTTTCAGCTGAGCGAGGCCGAGATACCGCATTTCAGCGGTGCGCTCGAGCGCCAGCTTGGAATTGTGCTTCGTGAAGATCTTGTCGTATTGCGACGGGATCATCTCGTATTTGCCCTCAATCCCGCGCAGGCCCGGGAGCAGAAGGTCTTTGATGGCGGACAGATTGACGGCCATTGGGGTTCACTCCGTTTGGAAAGTGCCAATGGGCGCCCTTTCGAGCGCCCAAGGCCGTTGATCAGATACCAGTGAAGTTCTTGGTGTTGACGTTGCTGAATGCAACCACAGCCCAGTCATAGGGCTGGCCACTGGACAACGTCCCCTGCACGCCGGGCGGGAAGTTGATGATGCTGACGACGCGGAACGGATTGTTGGCGACGTTGCCGTTTGCCGCGCTCAGATAGGCGCCGGAGATGCCGTTGGCGGTATTGCCGACGCCAATGACAAAGCCAAGTGTGGAATTGACGTCGACCAGCGCGAGACCAGTAGCGTCGGTCTGGACAACAAACAGCGAGTTGGGGTCGTTGACGATGTACCCCTCGACGGTGTTGCCGGACGCGACATCGCTGCCCGGCCAGTAGTTTGACCAGACGGTGCGCTTTTGCGAGACGGAGAGATATTTGCAGCCCTGAAAGATGCCAGCGATACCAGTCGCGGCGGGCGTGGCGCCAGAAGTGACAGATTGGGCGACCGAGCCATCGGCCTGTGGCGTCACAGGATCGCCATAGAAAATGGCGGGCGCGTTGTAATTGATCGCGACAGCCACTTGCTCATAGGTCGGGGCCGAGCCCAGACCCGAAAACTGACGGAAGCCGAAGGGAGCATTGATGTTCGCCATAGCGCGCAAACCTCTGCTAGGAGGCTCGTCATCGCACACCGGGGCGAATATGAGACCGGGAAAAGTTCAGCCACCCCCGAGGGCGGCGTATTCGCGTATTTACTGCTTAATGAGGCGCCGCGTCAAGCAGCGCCCCAAAAACATTATTCAGGCACAGGCATCGGCACATAGTTCTTTTTGACGCTGGCTAGTGGCGTGCCTTCATTGTCGCGCTGAAACTGGCCCTGCGGAGCAGCAGAAAGCTGTGCTTCCTTGACGCGAACCTGATCACGAGCCTTTTTGTGCTCGTTACGGCGCGCATCGCGCGTAATTTCCATCGGCCGCTCCATCAGGAGCATGCCGCGGCGCATGATGGTGACGCCATCATATCCTTCCGGCATGTAATTAGGGTGTCGACTGACCGGCACCGGCTCCCAGCCCGTGCGCGCAAGCGCCACTTCGTAGGCCGGATCTTCCTTTCCTAACAGCGTATGACGTTTCCACTGATAGTCCCAGCCCTCGGGAATGTCTTCCTTGGGGATGTAAAAGTCATCCGTGCTCTCGTCGATCACGCCATCGGGGAAGTGACCACGTAATACGGCGGTGCGCTCGTCGGCGCGCCTGCGGGCCTCTTCCGGACTCTCACGCATTGGCGACCGGGTGATGCCGGGCGGCTCGAAAGCGGGCGCAAGGCCCGCATCTTTTGTCGGCTTGAAAGACGCAACCATCTCAGTGAATCCTTCCAGTGCCAATACGACCGTTTTTGATCATTTCATCCCTGAATTTGGCGTATTCCTGCTCGGTCTGATTGTTTGACGCCGCAATTTCCTTCTCGGCTTCCGTCAAATGCGCAGTGCGGCTGCTCGAGCCACGGCTGACCGGCGCGGCCGGAGGCGCGGCCTGACGCGACGGAACCGCCTTGGCGGCTTCGGCCATCGGATCATCAGCGCCGGTGTCGGCGTCTTGCGCCTTGCGGCGACTGTCGCCGAAGATCCTTTCTTCGACTTCTTCGAAATATTCATCGGTGTCTGGCGCAATGCCGGATTCAACCGTCCGATTGTGGGCGTCGATCATGCGGTGATACAGCTTGGCGTCGCGGGCGCACTCCGGATGCGCGCGCACCCATGCGGCCGACCGGGGCGTAAGCTGGCTGGCGATCGCCTCAACCGGATCCTGCTGCATGGTCCTGATCGGCTGGGGCGCTTCCGGCTTCGGCTGCGATTCCATGGCCGATTTGCCATTCTCGAGCTGGAGCAGGCGAGCGGCGTTGTCCGCCATCTGCGACTGAATCTCGGCCGCATTTTCGAAATCGCTGGCGCGCATCGCTTCGGCATAGGCCGACTTCAATATCGCGTTGCTCTCCCTGACGCGATCAATCGCCGAATTTACCAGCTGCAGCTGGCTGTCGGCCACCTCGTTCTGCGACTTGTGAGCGTTCTGCGCATATTCGTTGGCCTTGTTCTCGGCCTCGATGCGCGCAACCCGTTCGCGCTCGAGCTGCGCTTTCAGCTCGAGGATCGGGTCGGGCGCGTCCTGTTTGGGCGCATCCTTGACGGGTGGCGTCCAGTCCGGGTCGATGTTTGCGTTAGGTTCTTTTGCCATGGGTCACCAGATCATATCGGGATGTTTCACCCGCCCCTTGATGGAAGTGTCGACCACAATGCGGCAGAGCACGCCATTGATGGCGGTCGCCCAGCCGTCAGCTGGTCGAAAAATGGCCCAGTCGTGCAAATCAACAGTCCAGTCGAAAGTCCACTCGCCGCTGTTGACGAAAGCGTTGGAGCCCTTCATGACCACAAGGCCGATCTTGCTCTGGTAGCGGTCCTCGTCGCGGGTCTGGGCGGCGAGATAAAGACCAGACTTGGTCTTCTCAGGGCGCTGATAAATGGCCAAAAGCACTTGGTTGTGAAAGATTTCGATGCCGGAAAGGTCACCCAGAGCATCCAGAATTTTCTTGGCCGGATCTTCCTCGTGCGCCATCATTGCGTGAGCCATCAAACACCTCTTTCGCGTTCTTCGGTCAGGCGCTCGGCTTCGTCCACGAGGTCAAGCGCGTCATTCAATCCGCGTAATTCGCCGACTACTTCGCGGTAAGCTTCAAGGGTGAGGATGCCGCCGCCATAGGCCAGATCATCTTTTCGGCTGGCAATTCGCTGCTTGATCAGCTCGCGCAAGCATTGTGCTAGAACATTGCGCGTTGTCAACGCCATGACTTGATCCTGCTACGTTCTTGCTATATGACACGGGTTCAGCCCCAAGGGACCGTGACGATCGAGGGCCGCCTACGCCGGATGTACGCGAGGCGGCCCTTTTTTGTTCTCACTCTTGGCATGTTTCGCGGTAGCGACGGCAGTTTCCCATGCCTTCTTCACCGCGCTCCATTTTGTATTGGCACGCGAGGCGAAGCTCCTCGCATGTGCGGCCCCAGTTGCGATGATGGCCGGGCAGCGGGTTCACTTGGACGCCACCCGGCCCAATCTCGATAGACTGAGACCGGGTAGGGATGATGAAGCCTGCAAAAGCGAACAGCAGGATCAAAAGCCCCAAGGCAATAGCAAGCGCGTGATCGGTCACGCTCTTCTCGAAACTCATCCCCAGTCACCCTTCGGTTTGATGCCATAAGACTTGAGTTTGGCGAGGCGCGCCTTGCCGCCGCCAGATCCAGTGTCGATCGGATAGGCCCGGCCGCCGGTGGCGCGCCCCGGGGGCGGCATCGGCATCGGAGGCGGACCACCCGGCCCGGCGCCCGGAGGCATGCCCGGAGGCATCCCGGGAGGCATGCCCGGAGGCATCCCGGGAGGCATGCCCGGAGGCGGAGGCGGCGGCACCGGCACCGGCCGGGCAGGCGGAGCCCCCGGAGGCGGACCGCCTTGCGGCTCTTCATGATGCGGCTGGCCGATGATGATGTTGATATTAGTCTTGCCTTTGGTGGTGCGGCCGCCGCGGGCGAGCGCCTGATCGCGCGGCCCAGCCTTCACATTCGGCGCATAGACGCCGCCGCCTTCGGCGCGCTTGGCCATGCCGCCTTCGCATTTGGCCTTGCCGCCGCGGTTCTTTTCATTCTGCTCGGCCTGATCGGCCTTATCCTCCGCCTCATCGGGATCTTCTCTCCCGCCTGCAGCGCGGTGGTGGCGCGCCAGTTTCTTGGCGCAAGCCTCATCTTCCGCTTTGTGCGGGTGCTCGACTTTGCCGCCTTTCTTGTGGTGCCAATCACCACTTTCTTTCTGGCCGCTGTTGTCGCCGGTGTCTTTGGTTGTGCCGCCATCAGCGCGCACTTTGCCGCCCTTCTTGACGCGCAGCGCGCTATTGGGGCCAGCGCCAAAGTTGAAACGCTCCGGCGAGACGCCCGCCACATTGTTCGATGCGCTGGCGACGCCCGCGGCCTGCTGCGGACTGGTGACGGCGTTGAAGCCGCCCAGAGGCCCGCCGCCGACCTTCTTGGTCCGGCCGCCTTTCTTCATGCCGCCCTCGCGCTCGACATAGCCGTCGCGCGACTTGTTGGCCTCCTTGACGTCGGAATTATACATCGCCTTGCCAAACATGCCCGACATGCCCGCGGCGCCGCCGCCCTTGCGCGCCGCTCGGCCGCCATGCTTGAGGCCAGCCGCGCCACTGACTGCGCCGCCTTGCTTGAAAGCGCGCTTGCTGATCGGCCGCTCTCCTTGCTTGATCGGCGCGTTGATCGAGTCCTGCTCAACTGGACCGAAATCGCTGGCGTCCACCTTTCCGGCCGACATATTGCCGCCCAGCCGCAGAGCCTTGGCGCGCATTGCCGCGCGGAATTTTTTGGAGTCTTCAGACATCAGGGTAGTCCCTTCTCGTGATTGGATGCGCTCACGGTGCGCGTGTTACGACTTCGGCAGCCGCAGAGAACCTGACGACGTCAGGCAACTGATCAGATCGAATACGACGTAAATCACGAAAATCACGATCACCGCCCAGATGATGATCTTGATGACTTGCAGGATGACGCCGACCGCGCCGCCCAGATCGCCGACCTGTGACAGCACCCACGGCACGAAAAGCTGCAGGATGGCGATGATCGCGCCGACGATAACGACCCAAATCAGCATCTGCTGAAGCCACGCCATTGAAAAGCACATCGACGTCATCTCCCCCTCTGGGCCGTCAGGCGCAGCGCCTTGGCGACAGTATCATCTTGCTGTGGCGGCTGCACAAGCGTTTTGCCGCCCTTCTTGTAGCCTGACAGGCCGAGAGCCTTCAAACGCTTCTGAACATCCAGCCCATGCGCGACGCCAGCCATCATTTCTTCATTGATCGGCTGGATCACTTTTTGTTCCGTTGTCATTTTGTTCCAGCCGCTGCGCGCCTTGTCATCAGCAGACATCGGGTGCATGACCCGGCCCTTGCGCGGGTTGCGGACGAAGTCGCGCACCACGTCCGGCAGGGCGTAATGGCGCAATACAGGCGGCAGATCGCCTTCATACTGGCCGCCGGTGGTCTCTTTGTAGGTGTTGTGCTCGAAATGCGAGGGCGTGGGGCTTCCGCCGGTCAATTTGACGATGCGGGGACCAAGCATATTGCCCGGAAGGTGCAAAAGGTCGGGATGGGTGATCGCAACGCGGGTTTTTCCGATGTGCGGCATGCCTTTGGCGTGCCACCCGGCCTTATCGAGGTATTTCATGATCAAACTGCGATCGGCGCCACTCAATTTGTCCCGCATGTAATCACGCGCTTCAGCCGCATTATGGATTCCGGGGAATGTTTCCATCGATTTGGCGGCTTTGGCGCGGTTTTCGATGTCTTCAGCCTTGTTTCCAGTGACAAAAGCGCCAGAACGCAGCAAACCGTTCACTTCTTCCGCTACTTTCTTGTCAACCGGGTTCGCATGGAGCTGAGACATCACCGCATCGGTCATCTGGACCGATGAATCAACGCTTTTCGGTCCCATCGGGCTGAAATAACCGTAAACATCGCCCTTTTCACCCAGCTCCTTGACCATTTTGTCGATGCGCGTTGATGCGCCGGGCGCATTTGCCCACACCGCGCCCTTGTTGGGCTCGCGCATGTAGTCATGACCGGCGTGCAGATCGACATCCCAGCCCAATTTCTTGCCGCCGATATGCGTCAAGCGACCAAGACGCGAGCGATCGCCGCCCAGATTGATCAAATGCGCGCCTTGATTGCGCTTCAGGAAGTCTTCCCACTCCAAATTCTTGACTGGCTTGGTGGTCACGCCCGGGATCGGGGCGACTGTGGACTGCATCTGGCCGATCGGTTGCTTGTCGCCTTTGAAATTCAAATAGGACTGGCCCATATCGCCTTCGAAACCCGGGCTGACAGCGTGAGTTTTCTGCGCAATGTCGAGCGCCTGCCTGACCATGTCGGGGTTGGCGCTGGTCATCGACGGCGTATTTTTCAAATACTGCTGAACATCGGTGTCGCCTTTGCCGCCCCACAATTCGCTCGGCTGGAATATGCCGGACGACATCATGGCGTGCGTCATCTCGTGGCCAGAGAGCGGCGACTTTGGCGTCCATAGACCACCACTAGCGCCGCCGGTGGGCGCGGCAGGGGGAGGAGCGCCGGGAGCGCCTCCGCCGAGGTCGCGACCGATCCGCCCGCCATCCTTGGCGTAGCGCATGGCGTGCATCAGGTCTTGATGCGTGGTCTGCTCGCCTGCCGCCTTATCCCAGATCGCATGATGAGCGAGGTGCTGGTAATAGGGCTCCAGCTCCTCGGGGATGCCCAGCTTCAGCGCGCGCTGCCGGGCGGCCAGTCGATCGACCGCCTGCTCTGCGCCGCCGACGCGCGACATCGGCTTGGTCGCCTCGCTGGTCGGCTTGCCGGTATTGAGGATGATCTGGCGCGCATCGAGCGTCGGCTGGTTGCCCATGCCCATCATCGAGCCGAGGAAGCCCGCCTTGGCGATGTTGACGCCCGGCACACCCTTGATGAATTGCCGCCACATGGCCGGATTGGCGTCCTTGTGGCGCGACGCCTGCACCATTTTGGAGACGTGGCCCTCCATGCCGGGCAGGTTTTCGGCCGCCCATTGCAGCCCCTTGCCTTCGGTGTCGTTCTGCTTGCCGAAGGGCCTGAACTTTTGCACGGCGTCGGCGATCGCGCCCGCGTGAACCTTGCCGCGCTCGGCGTGGTGCAGATATTCCTGCCCCATCGGCGTGTGCAGCCATTCGCCCATCGCGCCTTCCGGCCGCAACGAATCCACGCCTTCCGGCATCTGCCAGCCATTGGCCTCGAGCGTCCTGCGCGGCAGCGCGCCACGGCCCATCGAGGAACGGGTGATCGCATATGCCTTGATCAGGTCGCGCGGCGTCAGGCCCTTGCTGGCGGCCTTGTCCGCCGTCTCATTCATGAAATGGCCGAAGTCCTGCACATGCGATGGAATCTCGCTCATGTGGCCCAGATCGGCGTGAACGTCGGCCAGCGGTCGCCACGGCATGTCATGCAGCTTTTGCGCCGGTGCGTCCTGATAACCGGACAAGTCGACCGGCGGCTTGACAATCTGCGGCGCCGGAGGCGTGATCAGCTGGCCGCCAGCATCGCGCGCGGCGCGCGGCGCACGCGGCGGGCTTGCGCCCTGCAAAGCCGCTGTCTGGTGCAGGCTCGGATGCAGCTGGCTGGGATCCATCTCATGCAGGCGCGGCAAGTCAGGCTGTGCGCCCTGCTGCAAATTGAGCGCCTTGACTTCCTCGTCCGGCAGAACCCGGTTGACCTTCATGCCGCCGGAAATCATCCAGCTGTCCGGATTGTTGGGATTGGTGGTGTAGTTGTATGTGCCGCCGTGCGGCACCCGATCGGTAATGTGTGCGGTAGACGGATCGGGCTGGCCGTTGGCCATGGTCCGGGCGTTGGCGTTGGCCTCAGACTGGACGTCCACGTCTGCCGGGTGTTCGACTTCAGCCCAGACATGCTCATAGGGCCGGTAATTGACTGGGTGACTTTTGTTCTTGGTCGAAATGCCGCCGATGTGACTGGCGCGCGGCGCGGTGCCTGAGTGCCAGCCGGGCCGGAACGCCAGCTCGCCGAGGCTGGACTGCACGCCACCCTTCTCGCCCGGCTTGCCCTCTTCAGCCGCCAGCCATTTGCCGATCGGCACCTCGCGCGTGCGGTGAACAAACAGGGGGTAAAGCTTGCCATTCTTCAGGCGGCGAAACAATTTGTAGGACTTGATCGTTTTTTGCGGCGTCGGGGCCTCTTCCCACTCGCCCGCCTTGTTGATCTTGCCGCCGTCCTTGTAGCCGGTGCGGTCATCGCCCTCGACTTCATCGTTCTGGTTGTGAACGGCGTGCGCCGTCATCAGCGCCGAGCGGATGGCCTTACCGGAATCATTTGCCATCGCTCTTGCCTTTCGAGCTGGCGGCGGGCTTCGGCCGCGCCTTGGCGACTTTGACCGCGGTGTCGCGCCTCACCGTTTCGAGACGGTGTTCATGCGCGTGGTCCTGCTGCTGCATATTGCGCTCGTGCTGGTGCGCCACGCCTTCCATCGCCATGGTGCGATGGTCTTCAGCCTTCTTCATCATCACTTCTTTGGCCAGACTAATCGCGCTCTCCTTGGCCTTGGCGTGCTGCTCCTCCTGCGCTCGAGCATCGTCGAGCGCGGTGTCGGCCGTTTTCAAATGCAGCTCCTTGGCGCGGGTGTCGGCGTTCTGCAATTCGGCCTGCGCCTTGGCCTGTGCGATCGTCATCTGGTGCTGCGCCGTCGCCTGCCCAGTCTCGGCCTTCATGCGCTCGGTGTCGGCCAGATGCTTGTCCACTTCGGTGTCGACCTGCCCGCCACCGGCGAGACCCTGCCCCTGCGCCTCTGCAATCAGGCTCTGGCTCTTGGCGTCGGCCACTTTGGCGTCGGCCTGCGCCTTGATCATGCTGGCCTGCGCCTGCGTCGATTTGGCCTGCGTCTCGGCCTGCTGCTTGAGCAGCTCGGGCGGCGGCTTGGCCTGCGCCTCCGGCGGCGCCATGAATTGCTGCGGGTTGGAGAAGCCGAGCGCCTGAATCGCCGCGGTGTCGATCGCGATTGGATCATACAGGCTGGGGTTTTGCTGCTGGAGCTGCTTGAGCGCCATCAGCTTCATGATGCGCTGGGCGTAGCTCGATGTGTTGGGGTCGGCCTGCGGCGTCAGCTCGTGATTGTCGAGCGCGGCGCGGAAAGTCTGCTCATCCCACTTGGCCGCAGGGCTCTTGTTCGACCGCCAGAATGCTTCCGGATTCTCCTTGAAGCAGCGCACCAGCAGGCGAAATTCCTGCGCTTGGGCTGAGTGCATGCGCTTGTGGACCGCGTTCAGCACCTTGGTCGCCTGCTCGATCAGCGCCAAAATGGTGCCGACCGGAATGTCGGCCCGGCCCTCGCCGACTGGCAGCTCAGCGGTGCCGCCGACGCGCTGGCCGGTCTGCACCATGTTGTCGATCAGCTGCATCAAGGCTTGGCTGGGCGGCTGGTACGGCAGCGCCATGATGGCCTGATTGATCGGCAGGCCGCCGGTTTTGACCAGCGCGCCGCCGCCGGGCGGCACGCGAAATATGTTGGTGTTCTGGCGCGCACCGGTGTCGGCCATCAGAAAGCCGGGGAAGCTGGCGAACATGCCCGCGTCTAGCATTTCGCGCCAGCCTGCCGTGCTCGCGTTGGTGGTGTTGCCGAGGATGTGCAGCAGGCCGATGTCATAGAAGCCGAAGCCCGGCACGTAGACGTATTTGACGAAATTCTCGCGCGCCACCGGCAATTTCTTGGTGTTTTCGTCATAATTGCGGGTGATCGACAGGATCTTCTTGCTCGATAGGTCGATCGTGACGCGGTATGGAATTTCGAGGCCGCTTTCCTTGCCCTTGTGCTTGTGCTCGTAGCCTTTGAGGTCCAGCTCGCAATAGATTTCGTAGATTTCGCGGTCGCGATCGTCCGGTCGCATGCTGCTCGGCTGCACGCCTTGCTGCTTGTTGGCCTCTTCCTTGGCGGCGTCGAGCGTCGGCTGCAGCGGCGTCATCAGGTCGATGTCGGCATAAGCGCCGATGATCTGCATGCGCTTGACCGTCGACGGCTTCATCATCGACCGGTGTGTGATGCGCTTGGCGTTGGCCAGATCGGTGCAGCTGTCGTTGACGATCAGGTCATTGGCGTCGACCGACTCGGAGACTGGCCGGTTGCGCAGCGGGCAGTTGTAAACTTTCTTGAAGGCGGTGCCGCCGAAGCCGAGCAGCAGGAACATCTTGTCGGTGTCAGGGTAATACTCTGTCGCCGTGATGGTCAGGTAGTGGTTGAGGTCTTTTTCGAGAGCTGTCGCTTGCGCATCCGCCTGCAGCTCGGTGCCGCTCGAGCTGTCGTCTCGGATCTTGACGGGACCATCGGTCGGCAGCATTTCCGATCGGGCGTTGGCTTGGAATCGTAGGACCGCTTCCTGCAAGAGTGGATGTCTAACCTTGGACATGCCTTCGACCGGAGCGCCATCGGTCGAGCCGGAAACATTGGGCAGCTCGATCTTGAGCCCAAGCAGCCGGATGCCTTGGGCCCGCTCTTCAATCCAGTCGTTTCGGCTTTGCAGGTCATCGTCGACGCCTCGCAGCAGCTCATCCGATATGCGCGCCAGCTCCTCGTCGTCGATCTTATCGACCAGATTGTCGAACCAGCCCTCCGGACCGTTGTCTGGGCTCGGCAGGAGCGATTTGCCGTCTAGGCTGATAGTGACCGAGCCGTCGCTGTGCTCGATGCGGATGACGGCCTTGGGGTCGTCGCGATCGGAGGTGTTGTCCGCGCCGCTGTCGTCGTGTTTAATTGATACGCCGGGCGAAATAGCCCCAGCCACGCCGCCATTGGTCACGCGGAGATTGGGGCTCAGCCCGGGCACGAGTGGCATGGCGCATCCTCAATCGAAGGAATAGGCCGCGACTATACGCTCAGATCGGGCCCCGGATCAAATTCAGCCTCAAATTTGCGCAATCCCTCGCGAGCAGCCTCGTCGTCGGTCTCGGCGACGACGGTGTATTCGCCCCTAAGATCATGAGAAGGGTCTGAAACGTGAACGCGCCACAAATGCGACGGCTTGCCGCCGAGCGCGACATTGTCGACCGTGGCTTGGGCCCTGATCACGCTTTCCATCCCTTCAGCTGTTCAATAATCTGGTCGAGAGCGTACCCGGCGATGCCTTGCGGCTCACCATCAGCGCCACGCGCCATGGCGGAGGCCAATTCGTCGATCGTTGCGCCGTGCTGGAGCGCCAGACTGATCAAAATAGCCGCGTCGCGCGCGTCATGGTCGCTGTCAGTCGAGTGCTTGACGCAGTTGAGGAACAGCTCAGCGGGCCTGCCGTCCTCATAGAGGCCCAGACTGGCCGTGTAAAACAGGCCGCGAAAGGAAAAACCGACAGTTTCGGTCTTCCGGCGGTTGGGGAGCAGTTCGCGGGCATGCACCAAGCGGCTCATTTGAACAGGCCCTTGCACGCCCAGAAAACGGTCAGCTCGAGGCTGGTCATGGCGAGCGACGCCTCGCGACTCGGCGGCGCGCGGTTCATCAGCTCCTCCAGCTCGGCCGCCTTGTCCTTGATGGCGTCGGTCAGCTCGATAACTTCGTCCGATTGCGCCTTGTAACGCTTGGCGAAGCGGCCCGGTTTGGTGTGGGCGCCGCCTTGACGCGCGTCTGCTGGACCGTCGAACAGATCCTTGGTCTGCTTTTCGTTCTCGTCGTGCCATTGCCAGCCGTACAAGTCGCCGTAAACGTATTCGCCCTGCAATCCGTCGTTATTTGACGCCAGCAGAAACTTTCTCGGCTTGTCGTGGGTCAGGCCCTTGCCGTCGAGCGGCCCGCCGGTGCAGACGCCATTGTAGATTTCAGTCATCTCGCAGCCATCCCAGATCCATTCGTCCTTGTTGTGCCGGTAGAAGCCCATTGACTTGGCTGGCGCCAGCAATTCATGCGTCGGCAAGTGGTTGGCGTACCGCAGGCCGTGCCACGGTCCGCCAACGCACCTGCCGACATAAGTCATGTTGCGTGAATCTCCACGAAGTGCCAGAAGCCGACCCCATCATTGCAATATTCGCCGCCGGGGCATGGCGTAAAGCGAGTTGGAAAGGCCAAAAACTGGCCTTTCCATGGCCCGTCGTAGCAAATGCCGACGAAGGCCGTTGTGGTCATCCGATAATCCGCCAATCATGGGCGCTGACGTCATCGGGCGAGGCTTGCCAGCCGAGCTGCAAGTCGCCGCCGGAATTTTTCAGCACATAGAACGGCAGGATGGTGCCCGTATGCGCAGGCAACGTCTGGATGTAATCGCGCACAGGGACCGGCAGCAGATCACCGGGCTTGGTGGTCGGCGGCGGGGTCACGGGCAGGGGATCCGGCTCGACCACCAACTTGCGCTTGCCATCGGCAAGGGCCAGCCACTGGTTGCGGCCGGTCCAACCGGCGCGCGACACCTTCTGGCCGCGCTCCATCACCTTCTGGGCCTGCTCGAAAGTCATCGGGCCAGCGTAGTCGCTGGGCAGATCGTGATCGGGATGAGCGCCGCCGCTGGGCAGATCATGGCCGGGGCGAGCGCCGCCTGACGGCAGGCCCTGATCGGGACGCGCGGGCCTGCCGGGCAATCCCTGATCGGGACGCGCGGGCCTGCCCGGCAGATCCTGATCGGGATGACCGGATACAGGCGGCGGAACCGGCTGGCCGGAGGCGTGCCCCGGAGGCGTCGGCGTCGGCTGGTGCGACGGATGGGCCGGGTGATCCGGGGGCACCGGCTTGCCGGTGGCGGGATCGATCGGCACGGGCTTGCCAGTGGCCGGGTCGGTCGGCGGCGCCGTGGGATGCGTGGGCTGATTTGCCATTGTGGTTTCCTCTCCTTGAGACCATGCGGGCCTCGTCGCCATCATATGCTACGCCTTCACTCCCGCGCCAGTGATCAGTCGACAGGTGCCATGAGTGGTCGGCGCGCTGGCGTCAGCGATCCATGACATGCAGCGGGTGGTGATGCAGTTGAACGCCTGCTGGATCTGCGCGTCGGTGGCGCCATGAACCATGCGCAAACCGCGCGTGGTCGCCACCTGATTCACGCCGCTGACCGGCGGCAGCGTGGCCATGCCGACGAAGGGACACCAGCACGTCTCGGCCAGCGTGATCGGCATGCCGCTGATCGGCGCGACTTGCGGAGTCGGCGGATCGGCTATCGGGTGGGCAATATGCGGGTCATCGGTCACGAGAACGCCCTTTCGGGTTTCTCTATCGGGCTGACGGCAGGCTTCTCGCCCGCCATGAAGGCGAAATATTTTTCCGCCGCCTCGATAACCTGCTGCGGCGGCAGCGTGCTGGCAAGATTATTGGCGAAGGCGAGCGCCTGCACCCGCAGCTGAATCTTCTGATCTTCGGTCAATCGACTATCCTCCAGTCTTTCG